GTGATGGAACAAAACAATATATTGCAGGTATTGATAACACACTTACCTATTCAAAAGCAGGTACTTTATCAAATCACGACCACTCAATTATAACTAACAATGTAGAAAGAATTTATATAAAAAATACAGGCAATGTCGGTATAGGAACTGAATCACCTAACAGATTATTACACTTACAATCTACTGGAGATGCAATAATGCAAATTACTTCTGCTGATGGAAGTGGTGCATTTATAGATTTAGGAGATGTTTCAGATGTAGATGGTGGTAGAATAGTTTATGATAGTGGTAGCAATTTAATATTTAATACTGCTTCTACTGAAAAGATGAGAATATCAAGTGCTGGTAATGTCGGTATAGGAACTCAATCACCAAGTTATAAACTACACTTGTCAGGAACTGCACCTGAATTAGCATTTACAGATACTGATGGAACTGCTACTTGGAGAGCAAGAAGTGTTACAAATAATTTCCACATTACTGAAACTGGTGCAGGAGACCCTTTTATTATTCAAAGTGGTGCAGGTGCAAATGCTTTAGTAATCAACTCATCAGGTAATGTCGGTATAGGAACTAATGCACCTACTTATGAACTTGATGTTGCAGGAGATATTGGAGTAGACCATCTTATTACTCACAATAGCGATTCCAACACTTATGTACAATTTACTAATGATAGATTAAGATTTGCAGCAGGTGGAGAAGTATTATTAGACTTATATGAAGATGGCACACAAGACTATGTAAAACTTGGAGATGGTGGAGATGTAGATATAAACCTTAATGATGATATGTTTGTAAGAGGTAGCGATGGTAATGTCGGTATAGGAACTAACTCACCTGCAGATTTGCTTCACATAGCAGATACAGTAAGTTCTAATGCTTTAGTAACTATGAGAATTGAAAATAGTAATGGTTATGCCGAGTTTGGAACTCAAAGTAATTATGCAAGAATTTTACAAGGTGGTACTTTGTTATATGCTGGTACAAGTAGTCAGCACTTTTGGTATACTGGTGGTTCGCTTAAATTAACATTAAATAATGATGGAGATGTACTACCAGCAGGAGATGGTACTCAAGATTTAGGAGCATCTTCCAAACGATGGGGAGTAATATATTCTGCTGACTTAGATTTATCTAACGAAGGTTCTGAAAATGATGTTGATGGAACTTGGGGTAGTTATGTAATCCAAGAGGGAGAAGATGACTTGTTCTTAATCAATAGAAGAAGTGGGAAGAAATATAAATTTATGTTACAAGAGGTACAAGACTAATGGCTATTACATACAGAGGAGTACGCTTTGCAGGATATAATAAACCTAAGAGAACACCAAAGCACCCTAAGAAATCACACGCAGTATTAGCAAAGTCTGGTGGAAAAGTAAAGTTGATCCGTTTTGGTCAACAAGGAGTAAGAGGAGCAGGGAAGAGTCCGAAGTCACCTGCACAAAGAGCAAGAAGAAGGGCATTTAAGGCACGACACGCTAAAAATATTCGCAAAGGGCGTATGAGTGCAGCATATTGGGCGAATAAAGTAAAATGGTAGGTAGCAAAATGGAACTAAATAAAAACACAAAATTTACACTAAGTTTGGAAACAATCATTAGTATTGGGGTAACAATCTTTATGGTGGTTGGTTTGTGGTATAATTTGAAAGCTGAAATTGAGATAGCGAAAGAATTACCAGAGCCACCAATCAGTAGAACAGAATATGATTTAAAAGACCAAATGATTCGTAATTCTATTTTGAATACTGAAGAAAAGGTAGAGAAACTTGAAGATAAAGTAGATGACATTAAAGAGGATACAAGAAGTATCAATGACACTCTATTGAAAATGAATAACAATTAATGGAGAAAAGTTATGAGAAATATGATAAATATGTTGCTGTTGGTGCTTGGGTTATCTACATCATCGCTATATTCGCAATCAGTATCTTTGGATAGCTTTCAAGATGTACAGTTATTGAATGTACAGAATTGTGCAGTAGTACAAGTAAACGCATCTTGGAATTATGGCAATAGAGTAAAGATAGAACAATTAGATAAGCTCTGTTATATTGCAGAGATAGATATTGAAGATAAAACGATTGGTGCTACTATTGTTAAAGAATGGGGTATTGAAGTAGTTCCAACTATTGTTGTATTAAAAGAAGGAAAAGAAATAAAGCGTTTTGTTCCTGGTATTAGTATGAGTTTTGATGAAAGAACTATTATAGAAGATATACGAAAAGAAGTAAGATAATGCCAAAACATAAAAAATCGAGAGTCAATCAAGCAGGAAACTATACCAAACCTGGATTAAGAAAACGCATATTCCAGAGAATTTTACGAGGTAACAAAGGTGGTAATCCTGGACAATGGAGTGCAAGAAAAGCACAGATGTTAGCACTTGCTTATAAACGAGCAGGTGGAGGTTATAGATAGTGGCTCTCAAAAAATCACAGAAAAGTCTACGCAGATGGACAAAACAAAAATGGGGTACTAAGTCAGGGAAACCTTCTAAAAAGACTGGCGAGAGATACCTACCACAACGACTACTTAAAGCACTGAGTTCGTCAGAATACGCATACGAAACTCGTAAGAAACGCAAAGCTACCAAAGCAGGAAAGCAACGAGCTAAGTATTCTCGCAAGACAAGAAAAAGAATGCGTAGATATTCATAATTTGTTATATTCAGTATTATTAATCATACTGGAGGACAGATGTCTAAAGAAACAAAACAAGATGAATTTAAAATCGTATTAGAAGATGGCAAAGAAGTAAACTTTGACGATCTACAAGACGAGCAGAAAATAATGGTAAACCAGATCAGAGATTTAGATATGCAATTAAGCAGACTGAATTTTCAAGCACAGCAATTACAAGCAGCTAAAAACCATTTCTCAACTGAACTTAATTCTTCTTTGAAAGAAGAGAAGGAAGATGCCTAAGTTAAATGTAGTAGCAGGAATCATTGATAAAGTTGCTGATAAGATAGACGAGTTCACACTTGACAAAACAGAAAAAGCAGAACTTATACAAGAAATCAACAAAGCCCAAATTGAAGTCAATAAGGTTGAAGCGAATAGCAACAGCTTATTTGTTTCAGGTTGGCGTCCTTTTGTTGGTTGGACTTGTGGTGTAGCGTTATGTTATCACTTCGTACTGCAACCATTCTTAGTATTTCTGTTATATTCATCTGGTTATCAAATGGATTTACCAGTGTTCGATATGACAACATTAACCACGATACTGATGGGACTTTTAGGTTTGGGTGGACTTCGTTCATACGAGAAAGTGAAGAAGTCAGCATAATGGAGTTTAATGAAATCATTGAGAAAGTCCTCGAACACGAGGGTGGTTATGTCAATGACAAAGATGATTTAGGTGGGGAAACCAAGTATGGTATAACCAAACGATTCTATCCTCACCTCAACATCAAAAAGCTCACAAGAGAACAAGCAAAAGAAATATACTATAAAGATTATTGGATTCCTTCCAAAGCACATAAACTACCAGAACACTTACGCTATCCATACTTTGATTGCGTGGTAAACACAGGACAACGCAGAGCAGTAAAGATATTGCAACAAGCGTGTAACAATAAAAACACCTTTGAAATAAAAGAAGATGGACTTATTGGTGCAGCAACTATCTCTGCGTGTAAGAAATTAGAAGAAGATAGATTTGTTTCTTATAGAATTTTATTCTATTCTTTGTTAATTTCAGAGAACCCTACACAAGAAAAATTTTGGTATGGGTGGTACAAAAGAGCTAAAGGAGAGTAAATGCCTACATATATAACATCACGAGATTTAAAAGATACCTTTCCAAACTTAGATGAATTTGATACAAAGAAACCATTATATGGTTGGGTAGTAGATTCAGTCAGTAGATATGTTTCTCACGACTCTGGATTAGTGACACAACTCTTTGCAGATGGACAAGATTTAGGATCAGCAGAAGCATCAAAGACTGATGTAAACTCTAATGGTAAATGGTATTATGAAGAGTCAGAGGACGCAGTATATTATTACAATGATGCAAGCAGTCCTGATGATTTATTAATGGAAGCAGGTGAGGATTTTGTTACCCTAAAGAATAGAGTAATGAAAGACGCAAGTGATTATGTAGACTCTAAATTAGATGCTACGCTTCCAAGAGAACAATTTTTATTAAAAGATGGTACATACGATTATCTTATTAGACGCTTAACTTCTTTAGTTGCAGCGTTCTTTCTTGTCAAAGGGAAAGACCCAACAAGCGAAATAGCAGAAGCATTGTTTGAAGAAGCAACGATGCACATTGAAGATTTAAATGCAGGTAGAGCAAAGTTAGCATTCCAGAATACTGGTGATGCTTCTAAAGGGATTGTAAGACAAATCTCCGTGTCTGGAAGTCTTAATATTGTTGACACAAGAGGAAATTACTATGGTAGCTACGATAGGTTGAAAGTGATTGTAACTACTGCTGGTGCTATAGGAACTGCTAAGTATTCTGTCTATGCTAAAGATACCGATGGACTAAAAAACAATTTAGTATTACAAGATGAAATTATTAATGGCGATTATCAAGAATTAGTAGGTGGTTTACAAGTAAGATTTCAGGGTTCATCAGACGCATCTACTACAACCTTAAATGATGAGTGGGAAGTAGAAGTATCTGGAATCTATGAAGAAGTAGATAATCCTTCTATGCGTTCTGTTAAAATGACTCGTAAAGATTTCAAACAATTCTATCGAGGTAAGAATGGCAGTCGCATCTACTAATGCTTGGAAAGTAAATGTAGAAGAAACAATCCAAAAGGGAATAAAGAATGAGTTCTTTACTTCTCTACCTATCTTTCGTTCAAGAGATTTTCAACAAAGAGGAAATCAATTCTGTATTATTAAAGGGAATGATTCTAACGCACAAAATACAATGTATGCTGTATTACCAAACAATTACAACCTAACTTTAGAGTTTTTTATGTTAGACCATAAACGAAATGATATAACCGTAAAGCGTTTCTTTAATACTGTATCACGATTAGAAGAAATATTTTATACATTGGTAGACCTTGATCCATTATTCAGTTGTACTATTAATGGAATAACATACGAAGATGATGTAGAGTTTAATGGATATAGAAAAGCAACTTTTGATATAACCGTAGGAAATGTACGATAATGGCTTTGACATACGAAAATATTACTTATGAAAAGATTATGATTCCATTGCGTGATAAGTTACGCACAGAGTTTAAAGGTGGATTGCCAATATACTTTGATAATCAACACCAAGATATTGGTACAAAATCATTACGCATTTATCCTACCTCGCAAGAATTAGTAGATAAAAGAACAAAGTCCTACATCAATGTTTATAATATACAAATGGATTATATATTAAAGACATACAGAGATGACGAGAAAGCATTAGATCAGATGTACAAAGATGTTACCAGGATAGAAACCATATTGTTTAACAACTCAAATGGTGGAGATATACCTTATTTTTACGCAGGTATGCCTGAAGTAGAGCATAATGTAGACGCAGGGATAGATAATGTCTATGTGTCAAGAATAACCGTTCCAGTGCTATACGAAGAGGTACACGAGCAGTTTGTAAGATTTATTACATCTAATAATAATTTCTTTGTAACTTCAGATGGACTTTTTTATATTGTAAGGAGTTAATTATGGCAAAAAAATATAAACTAAAAGATGGCTTATTGCCACGCAAACCAAGTTTCTTGAAATTAGGAAAAGAAAAATGGTATTTATTAAACAATGGTAAATCAGTAGAATTAGATATTGTGCCAGAATTAGCAAAAGATTATATAGAAGAAGTTAAGTCAAA